AAGCAGCTCGGTGCCATTCGGCAGGGCCTCGATTTCTTCCTTTGTTTGCGCAAGCTCCACATGGCAGGCCTTCGATAACAGAGAAAGAAATTCATAGGGATAAGCACTGGAAAGACCTTTATTGAAGGATTTATCCAGGTTTAGCATTCCATCATAGGCTTTCAGCTCCAGTGTTTTGATACGCCGATTGGCTTCGGCCACATAGAACACACCCATTGGAATGCTTTCTGTCCCGCTATTTTCCAGCACCAGATGGAACCACAGCTTTATCTCTGCTCCATCCAATGTATACCGGTCAATATCGCAAAACAGACTGATTCCAAGCTCTGCGGCATACACTGAGCCAAGCTCAATTTCAGAGTTTCCGCAGCACTGCCTGGAAATATATCCGCTGCCTTTTACGATATCCTCATTTCCAAATTCATAGGTTTTCTTATCACTGGTGGTGATCGTGCCGGTCCAGTAATATTTTCTTGTGTTACTTTTGACTGCCTGCATAAAGGCATCCGATACTGGATACACAGCACCACCTCCATTAAAATTCGTTCAGGGTAAAGCTCACTGTCCACAGTCCCTTATAGGATGTATCCTTTTTGAGCTTTGCCTTAAATCCACTGATATACATTTCTGTTTCTTTTTGGGATAAATTCTCGGTATCAAAATATTGAACTGTCAGCTTTGGCAGCTTGGAATATGCTGTCAGCTTTATGAGCCATGCGGGTGACACTGAAAAGGACACTCCGATTTTTACTACACCGTTTCGCACCACATCCCTCTGCGTAGTTCCGGCTTCTGTTTCTCCGCTGGAATCCGCTTCAACATCGGAAAGGTCGATATCGTAGGAATCCGGCAGAGGAAGGTCAGTGCCGTTGAAAGTCAAATATTGCATAAATGCCATCTTATCTTCCTCCGCTTCTAAGATTTGCCCTCTGCTGGGCATTGATAATGACCTCATCCAGCATCGTGCCGCCAAGGTACACAGGGATAACAATATCTCCGCTTGGGTTATTCACCTGCGACAGCCCCTCACGAATTGCCGCCGTAATGCCGGAGAGCGTGTCTGCCGTACCTGCGGACACTGTAGCGGTTGCTGTTTCCATTCTGCCGATCTGAGGATTGATGACCATATCAGCTGCAACACCATCCATTGCCTTTGCCACAAGGCTCTTACTCTGTTCGATGCCTTTTGCAAGTCCTGCCATAAAGTCCGGCATCCAGCTCTCGTAGTCGGTCAACGGTCCCTCATCCGGAACCGAGAAGTGTAGGACTGAACGAATCTTGTTTGCCACACCATTTACTGCATCGGTTACTGCGCCAACAGCCGACTTGATACCATTCACGATACCCATGATAAGGTCGCGTCCCCAGCTGAATGCCTGAGAAGCAAGCCCCTTTACATAGCCGACTGCTCGCTCGAAGCCAGAATGGATCACGTTATAAATCTGACCGATGATGCTGCCGACAGCCGACTTCACGCTATTCCAGATGGAAGAAACCGTGTTTTTAATGGTATTCATCACTGTGGAAACCACAGATTTGATGCTGTTCCATACGGAAGAAACCACGCCCTTGATGGCGTTCAGCACCGTTGTCACAGCGGTTTTGATGGCATTCCATATGGTGATTACCACATTTTTAATTGCCGTCAGCACCGTAGTAATAACCGTCTGGATAGCCGTCCACACAGTCTGAAAAATGTTCTTGATGGTTTCCAGAATCGGCGTGAGGAAGGTCACGATGCCATTCCATATCTCACTGATTTTCTGTGAAATAGCAGTTAATGCCCGTTCTATCAGAATGCGGATAGCTTCAAAAATCGTTTCAAACAGATATCGGAAGGCTTCGAGCAATGGAGAAATCGTGTCATAAATGCTCTGCCAAATGGAAGTAATCGTGTTCCAGATGGTGGTCATTACGCCGCTGATTGCCTCCCACGCCGAAGTGAACACACCCTTAATGCCTTCCCACAGCGTAGTAAAAAATCCGGAAATCCCACCCCACACCGTCTGTGCCAAAGAAAGGATGCTCTCCCATGCCGTAGACATGAAGGATGTTATTGCATTCCAGGCTGTAATGACCGCCTGCTTAATGCCCTCCCACAAATCAATCCAAAACTGCCGGAATCCCTCGTTGGTATTCCAAAGATAAATAAAGGCAGCCACCAGTGCGGTAATGGCTGCGATGATGAGGACGATAGGATTGGCAAGCATGGTGACATTCAGAGCCGCAAATGCTGTTTTTACTTTGCTGATGGCACTTGCGATTTTCGGAACGACCGTCATAATCGTACCGACCGCAGAGATTACCTTGCCGATTACAATAAGAACGGGACCGATAGCTGCTGCAAGCAGGGCAACCGTCACGATCACTTTCTTTGTGCCTTCGTCCATACTGTTGAGCCAGTCCACGAACTTCTGTACCCAGTCGACAATCTGCTTGATTGCTGGCATCAGCAGTTCGCCAAAAGAAATAGCAAGACCCTCAAGAGCAGATTTCAAAATGGTAATCTGTCCCTGCAGGTTGTCGAGCTGAGTATCTGCCATCTGCTGTGCGGCTCCTGCACTGTTTGTGATAGAGTTTTGCAGGCTGTCCCAGGTATCGCCGGTGTTTGCAAGCAAAGCATTGACCGATGCAAGGTCGGTCTTATTGAAAATGGTGGCGATGATGTTGGCTTTATCCGCCGATGTCATGCCGTCCATGCTCTTATTGAGGTCACCAAGGATGTCGTTGAGGGAGCGCATGTTTCCGTTAGAATCATAAACGGAGACTCCAAGGGCATCCATCTGCGCCGCCGCTTTATCGGTCGGGTTCTGCAAGGACAGAATCACATTTCGCAGATGTGTACCGCCTTCAGCTCCCTTGATGCCGTTGTTGGCAAGGATACCGAGTGCAGTGTTCAGTTCGGCAGTGCCGCCCTTGATGGACTTTGCCGTAGCACCGATGGTCAGAATCCCTTCGCCAAGCTGTGCTACCGAGGTATTGGTGGACGAAGCGGTCTTTGCCATCTGGTCGACCATCTTCGTTGACTCATCCACGCCCATGCCAAGGGCAGACATGGCGTCTGTTACCATATCCGATGCAGACGCAAGGTCAATATCACCTGCGGCGGCAAGGTTCAGAACGGTAGGCAAAGTGTCGCACATCTGCTGGGTATCATATCCGGCAAGTGCCAGATAATTCAGAGCGTCCGCACATTCCTTTGCGGAGAAAGCTGTCTCAGCACCCATTTTCTTGGCAAGCTCGGACAGCGTATCCATCGTATTGACCGATTGACCATCCACCGTAGACATGGCATCCTTCGTCACGCCCATCGTGGCCTGCACCTGCGACATGGACGATTCAAAGTTTGCCGCTGTGGTGACTGCCGCTGTTCCAAGACCTGTAACTGCCGCAGTGACCGGGAGCATCTTCTGCCCGGCAGAAGAAATGTTGTCTCCGACCGTTTTCAGCTTTTCGCCGTTTGCGGCAATCTTCTGCAGTGCCGCATCGGACTGCTTTGCCTGTTCCTCCAGCTTTTTTAGGTCTTGCTCGGTTTCGATGATTTCTCGCTGCAGGGCATCATACTGTTCCTGTGAGATGTCACCGTTGGCAAGTGCTGTGTTTGCCTGTTCAGCCGCCGTCTTTAGTGTGGTCAGCTTATCCTTGGTTTCAGATACCGCATCAGAGAGGAGCTTCTGCTTCTGCGCAAGCAGATCCGTATTGCCGGGATCAAGCTTCAGCAGCTTTTCGACATCCTTCAGATGTGCCTGGGTATTCTTAATTTCTGAATTGACACCCTTTAAGGCTGTCTGTAGTTTGGTAGTATCGCCGCCGATTTCAACGGTGATACCCTTGATTCTGCCTGCCGCCATAGCGCACCTCCTCTCTGCAAAATGGGCATAAAAATTGCCCGACATTGCTGCCGAGCGTTAAAATAAATCGAAATCTTTTTGCGTAGCCATCTGCGAATATCCCTTATACTCATCATTTCCGCTTTCTGCGTACATATCGTTGACCATTCCTATCGTGAGCAGATCGAGGTCACGAATAGAAATGCCAAGCTGTACGCAGCGAAGCAGAAATAACGGTGTTGTCATTTTGCGGTCAGTTGGGCGAAGTTTTTTTTAGAAGAAACATCCGTCTGTACATTGAGTCCCCACAGCTTGATGATCTTCGGCAGCACCTGGTAAATGGAAAAGGTGCTGAATTCATCCAGCCATTCCTCCGGGGAGTCTGGGATAAACGGATCTGCGTGCTTTGCCGTGATGTAGGCGATATT